TGCACAAAAACAAAAAATAATGATATAATACATACATAGGAGTGATTAAATGGAAATCGAAATCTTTAAACCAACATTTACAATGCTAGTGGGTCTTCCTGCATCTGGGAAGTCCACATATGCGAATGAAAATGGGGATGATGCACTTTGGTTATCATCTGACAATCTTCGACAAGAGATTCATGGAGATGTTAATGACCAAGCCGACCCTGCAATGATTTTCCAAGAAATGGCGAAACGTACAAAAGAAGCGTTAAAAGAGGGCACAAACGTCATCTATGATGCTACTAATATCAGTCGTAAGAAGCGAAAAGGATTACTGCAACAATTGCCTAAAGGAGTACATAAGAAAGTTGTTTACATGACAACTCCATTCAAAACAGCAGTAACATTCAATCATGTGAGAGAAAGAACTGTACCATATGATGTGATTAAAAAGATGTACAAAAATCTTCAAATACCTATCTTTAGTGAAGGTTGGGATGAGATTGAATTTGATTATAGCTTTGTAGATAAGAGCTTCCCAGAAGCTAAAAGAGAATACATAACTAAGCAAGTCATGCTAAATAACATGGGATACAGAATCATGGAGGAACTTGCAAGAGTCATCCCAGAAGTATTCATATACATCTTAGATATGGCACAGGATTCAAAGTATCACGCATTCTCTGTAAGCCGTCATACATATCACGTTTACGACTATGTATTCAATAACTATCATGGTCAAGATAAGGAACTTATGCTATGGGTTGCGATGCTTCACGATACAGGTAAACATTTCTGTAAGAACTTCAAGAATCGTAAAGGTGAGCCATCTAGATATGCGAACTTCATTGGTCATGAACATGTCTCTGCTCAACTAGCAGTACACGTCCTTGAAAGATTAGGATTTGATACCACATTTATACATAATGCAACAACTTTGATTCAGTTTCATATGTACTTACTTGATGAAAGAGCTAATCGTGACAAGCTTATGAAACAAGTAGGAAAAGATATGTTTGACAAACTAGAGTTACTGCGTGAAGCAGATACTCTAGCACACTAAGGAGGAATTAGGATGATTGAGACATTTAAAAAATGGTTTGGTAAAGGTAAAGAAGAAGAGGAAGAGATTGATAACTTTACCTATAAAGCGATTATAAGATTTAAGGATGGCAGTACACTTGAAGTGCTAACCTTCTATTGGGAGAATCCTAATCAAGCTAGTCGTAGATTTGCAGATGCGTTAGAGTGCAACAGGTGGTTTTTCGTACAAGCTGTTTCTGGTGAGAGAATCATCCTTCAATCCGAAGAGGTAGATAGAGTCACTATTAATCCAGAACCAATTAAAGAATAATCCATACTAAAACATATGAGAAAAGGGGATGCAATATGACAAACAATACAAACAACGAGATTAAAAAAGTAGAAACTACAACAACGACAATTACAGGGATTAAACGTGACTTCATCTTGAATGAGAATGTCACTGAATCCTCTGTCAAAGATATCATCATTGGCATTCAAGCAGTTAATAGACACGATGATAAGAAACAGAAAGAAGACCCTAAATATGTACGTGAGCCAATCACATTGATTGTAGGCTCATATGGTGGAAGTGTATATGATGGATTTGCATTAGTAGCAGTTATTGATACTTCTGAAACACCAGTACATACATACTGCTTTGGTAAAGCAATGAGCATGGGATTCATCATCTTTGCATCTGGTCACAAACGCTTTGCACATCCATTAGCTACATTCATGTATCACCAGATTTCAACTGCTTTAGGTGGAGTGATTCAAGAAATTAAAGAAAGCCTTGAACAGTCAGAAGTGTTAATGGTGACTTATGATAACTATATCTTAGAGCACACGAATGTACCAAAGCACAAAATGGACTATGCAAAAGAGCGTAAGCAAGATTGGTATATTCCTGCAACAGAAGCTCTTCATTATGGTTTAGTAGATGAGCTTTTAGTATCAAAACGAAATAAATAATAAAGGGGTAATTGAATTTTGGATATCAATAAAATCTATGGTGTATTTTCACAGCTACAAGAAACGTCTGCAAAGACAGGTAAGGAAGCAATCTTAAAACGACATAAGGGTGATGAGGATATTCTCAAAGCCCTCAACTTCCTTCTTAATTCATTCATCACAACAGGTATCTCAACTAAGAAGATGAGTAAAGAGATTGTGTTGAAAGGCGATGCGAACTATCAACCAATCCAAGACTTTGACCACTTACTTACATACGTAGAAGAAAACAATAGTGGTCGTGATTTCACTGTACATATGATTCAAGAGTTTGCTAATAAGCATGACGAACATCTTGCAGAGTTTATCAAGAAGTTTGTAACGAAGGATTTAAAACTTGGAATCTCTGAAAAGACTGTAAACAAGATTTATGGTAAAGGTACGATTCCTGCATTCGCTGTAATGTTAGCAGAATCATTTGCTAAGAAAGAAGCGAAAGTAACAGGCAAATTCTTCATCACTCTTAAACTGGATGGAAACCGATGTGTTGCGATTCGTGAAGGCAAGGCTATCAAATTCTTTACACGTCAAGGGCAACCAATCTTTGACATGGTTGATTTAGAAGCACAGTTTATGAATCTTCCAGAAGGATATGTATATGATGGAGAGCTGTTACTTATCAATACAGATAACTTGCCATCTGACAAGCTATTCAGAGCTACACAAAAGGTTGTACGTAAAGATGGAGTTAAAGAGAATTTAGAGTTTCATATCTTTGATATGCTACCAGTAGCAGAGTTTTACGATGGCGTATCTAAACTTACATATGAGAAACGTAGAAATCAATTGAGCGTGCTAGAGCAACATGTAGCAGGTCAATCTAACATCCATATTCTACCAGTATTATATGAAGGAACAAATAAAGAAATGATTGCACACTTCATGAAGTGGGTAGAAGAGAACGGTCATGAAGGATTAATGGTCAATACTGCTGATGGCTTATACCTTAACAAGCGTACTGACGGTCTATTAAAAGTTAAGAAGTTTAAGACAGCAGACCTTCTATGTATGAGTGCAGAGAAATCTATTGACGGTCAATTTGTTGGATTACTAGGTCGTATTAATGTTGAGTATAAAGGTAATTTAGTCGGTGTTGGAAGCGGATTTACAATTGATGAACGTCAAAGATTCATCAACAATCCAGATGAAATTGTAGGAAAAATCATCGAAGTACAATTCTTCGAAGAGTCAACAGATGAGAAAACTGGTCAACTGTCACTTCGTTTCCCTGTATTCAAAGGTATTCGACACGACAAAGGCATTGAAGACATTAACTATGGAGAGTGATAATATGGCTAAACAATTAGTATATCGTATTGAGAGTATGTATGACAGAGAAGGAAACAAGATTGTAAATGAAAGACGACAAGCACGTAGATACTTTATCTCATCAATGCTTATTGGTAGTAGTGCAAAATTAGGACACGTAGACGACCCAAGAATGGTTACTACAACATCCACAATTGAAGATATCTTTATCCATATGAACAGTGTCAAGATTGTTACAACAAACACTGAATATTGGTTAACTCCATCTGTGGAGGACTTCGAATAATGAACTTCTTCAAACGACTATTTGGAAAGAAGGAAAAAGTCGATGGAGATTTAGAAATGGTGCGTTATGCTATTAAGCATAACGTTGCCATTATCGTTGGGAGTCAGATACCTTATAACAAGATGAGAGGTATTGACCAAAGGATTACAGTTTTACGTATCAACCAAAACTTTACATTTGAAGTTAAAGGGTCTACAGTTGAAAAAGCTGTACTGCATGATACAGTTAGTGATGAGTCTAGAGAATGGATTCTCAATAACACTCAAATTGAGATTGTAGAAATGGAGAAATAATATGAGAGAGCATATACTAGTTTTATTTTCAAAGGATGATATCGCAAGTATTTCAGCTAGAACAAAAATAGTTGAACAGCTACGTGGAAGATTCTTCAACGAAGGCGTAATGGTGAAGAAGACTAGGGAAGCCAGATATGTGTATGAGTTGACATTTGATAATGGCAGTATGGTTACTGCACTTCCTATTGGTCATGATTTACATGGATTGCGTGTGTCGCATATCTACCTTTGTAGAGAGGTTTTCAATATGGAAAATGGTGCAGAGTATGTTGAAAAAGTCTGCATTCCACACATGGTAACTGAAAACATGTATAGCGGTGTAAAAGTAGATGATAGAATGTTTACATTTAAGGTTGAGGACAGTAAATTAAATGTAGATTTTTATCAAAAAGATGTTGACGAAAGCAAATAATAATTATATAATAAAAACATCAAATGAAAGGGAGAGATAATATGATTAAAGTAAACGATAGATTAGTAGAGTTTGAGACATTTCCAAATGGTGAAACATTGTTGGTGAAAGAGAGCTTGCAAGGTAGCTTGCACAATGCAAAAGATAATGTCGTACATTTCAAGTATGAGAATGATGCAGACTTAATCAAACTTATGTTTGTTAAGAAACATATTGATAGTCTTACAGGGATGTTTGATATGAAGATTGCCTTATACATATACTACATGCCTTATAGCCGAATGGATAGAAGCGAAGAGCTTTCACCATTCACATTGAAACATGTTGCAAGTCTCATCAATGACTTAAACTTCAATCAAGTATTTGTCATTGAACCTCATTCAGATGTTACTCCTGCTGTGTTAGATAGAGCAGAATCAGTATTTGTAAACTTTGACTTAATCGAAAATGTTAAAGAGGAAGTCGGATTTAACATGGATGAGGATTACATAATGTTTCCAGATGCAGGAGCATCTAAGCGTTACGGTAAGATGAACGCTAAGAACGTTGCAATTGGTCACAAGAAACGAAACTTCCAAACTGGTCAGATTGAAGGCTTTGACGTTGTATTCAATAACGATGAGGATACACGTGGTAAGAAAGTAATCATCGTAGATGATATGACATCTTATGGTGGAACATTTATACATAGTGAAATTGCACTTCGTAAGATGTATGGATTCAAAGAAGTATACTTACTAGTTGCTCATGCAGAGAATAGTGTGTTACATGGTAATCCAAAAACAGGAATTAACCTGTTTGACCATATCGACAAACTATTCACTACAGACAGTATTTTAACAGAGTACAACAATTGGGAGTTTAAGAAATTTGAACCACAATTAAAAGTATATAGTTTGGAGGATTATGTGAATGGGAAGCTATGAAATCGGTGAGAAAGTACGAATAGTCAGAGAGGTTTATGGTCATGGGTTTGAGATTGGCGAGACAGTTATCATCAAGTCAATAGAGATAGAACCTTTCGATGGCAGTCTAAGCATCTTAGCCGTTACAGAAACAGATGATATCGGTTGGTGTTTAGGAGAAGAAGAGATTGAGAAAATAAATGACAGTTGGATTTTAGACCCATTAAAGGAGGATAAATAATATGAAACCTGTATATGAAGTTGGAGAAATTGTGGAAATTATTGAGAATTTTAATGCTCATGGATTTGAGATTGGTCAGCACGTGCG